GTGCAAGAATGCCACGAATTTCTTTGTTCAATTCTCTTTTGAGGTCAGGCGCGAAGCGTTCAAGAGCGATGATGTTTTCGGTTAAACCTTGCATCACAATTTTGTAATTGATTTCCGCCATTACTTGCTTCGCGCCTTTGCTCGTTCTTTCATGTATATGACTATTGCTTCAAGTATGCCATCAGGAGCATCAAGCAAATCAATTGGAGATATGCCTGTCTCCACAGAAACTGCTGCTAAGGAATAAGTCAGACTGTCTCTGTGGATTCGAAATTTGGGTTTGAGTCCAAAGATACCGATTCAAGTGTATCCAAGAATTCAGGTCCAAATGGTTTTACAATGTGTCCGTTTGATTTAAGTGCAAGCCAACCCAGGTAATAGATATGTTCTAGTTTCTGTTCTTCACCGATGAGTTTTGCTAGACCTTTTCCATATTTCTGTTCAAAATCAACGATGATGCGTGGGCGTAATGAGAACGTTTTATCCACGCCATCAATCGTCTTAACTTTGATACTGAGTCCATCCATCTTTGTTTCCCCCTGTTTTCTTTAGGATGTTGCTTTGGTAATTGCGCCGGAGATCGGCCAAGTCACACTTGCAGTTGCTAATTCGCCAACGGAGCCATTAAGAGGTGTCCATTCTGAAATTAGAGCTGAGAATGTGTATTGCGGATTGATTGTTGTTGTTGTTCCTGCAACTGGTTTTGCAACGACTGTCGCTGCTGTTCCAAGTAACGGATAGATTGTCTGCTCTAGTGCAGATGTTGCATAATCCTGATTGAATTCAAATGTCACAGAATTATCTGCTAATCCAGCAATGCGTGTCTTTGCTGTGTTTCCGAATGCAGTTGTCTCAACGATGTCATATGTTGTATTGAGACTGATGCTAGTGATGTATTGAGATAAATCTGTGCTTGCAACAACAACAGATGCGTTTGTGAGTACGAGTCTTGGCATTATACGACCGCCTTAGTGATTGCTCCGCTGATTGGCCAAGTAACAGATGCAGTTGCCAATTCACCAACAGCTCCATTGATTGGAGTCCATTCTGAAATGATAGCAGAACAAGTGTAACTTGGATTGAATGCACCTGTAGTTGAGCCATTTGGCTTGACGATTACTGCTGATGCTTGTCCAAGAAGTGGATAGATTGTTTGTTCAACTTGAGATGTTGCGTAATCCTGTGCGAATTCTAGTGTGATTGAATTATCTACAAGACCAGAAATACGTGTCTTTACGGGTGATGATGAGAATCCTGTTGTTTCAACTACGTCGTATGTTGAATTGAGTGTTACGGATGTGACCATACTGCTCAGATCAACTCCACCGACGGAGACGAATGCGTTGGTAAGAACTATGCGCGGCATTAGTTAGTCGCTCCTTCTTTTATTTCGGTTTTGATGGATGGGGTTTCTTGTGTTGTGTTGCTTGCTTTAATGTGGTTTCCAGCAATCAGATTTTCTGCGCTGACTCCTGCATCTTGCAATTCTTTTACTGTAAGTATATCGCCTGCGGTCTTTCCGCAGACTTCTCGATCTGAAGTGACGATGTATGCCATTGATTCTCCTTATCCCCACATCGTAATTCTGTAACGATAGGAAAGAAATGTGACTCCTTGTGAATCATAAGTACCTGCTTCTGCACCTGTAACTCGCAAAGTGTTGACTGTTCCCCCAAGAGTGCGATCACCTTCAATTGCTGCTTTTATGGAAGTTGATCCTGAACCTGCAAGGTATGAATCAAGTTTGTCCTGTCCAGCACGCTCTGAAAAGCGTTGCACAATCACAAGGACATCAACCTGCGCTTGGTCAAGACCGCGAGCATTGTTGATGTCAAATGTGAAATCTAATTGTCCTACTACCGCACAAGGCGGAACTACTGTGTCAGGAATCAAATCATAGGCTCGTAAGCCTGTAATTGTTTGTAGTCGTGTTTTGAGACCATCTCGAACTTGACTTGGGTTCATTATTTAGCCAACCCATTGTTCTTGCGGAAAGGTCGAAGCAACGCTTCAACATCAGGATCAAGGCGTGAAGTAAGTCTGACAGTTCCAAGTTCAGGGGTTCCTGCGATTCCAAATGGTGATTGTCTGCGAACAAAGATTCTTGAAGATTGAATCAAGCAAGCTGATTGCACCTCGTAAGGCACCGCGCTCCAACCCCAAATGCCTGTGATTTTGCAAGCCTGTGGCAAGTAGTAAGGCCATACATAACGACCAATTGCAAGAATTCGTGTGAATGGCCATCCTCGGCGTGGGTTGTTGATCGGTTCAACCATGTAATCACTTGTTGACCACACAGTATCCCAAGTCTGATTGAAGTTGTCATCAGTTGCAATCTGTGTGATTGTGGTGATGTCATCAACATTCATTGTCCACGGATCAAGGGCGGTAAAGTAACGAGCAACAGGTGCCTGTTGTGTTCCGTCTTGATAAAAAAATCGCCCTGTGTAGTCATCAATCATTCGACTTGTTGCATTGATGGCTGCTTCAAGAGCTGCATCATCTGTTGCATCGCTGATTGTCAATGCTGCCTTCAACTCGGCAAGTGTGGAATACCCGTTATAGATTGCCACGCTTTATCCTCTTTTCTGCTTTAGGCAGGATCGCTCGTTCTAATTGTGGCTCCGCAGTTGCCGTTTCTTTCGGCTTTCTGCGAAGAAGTTTCTTTAATCTTTCCATGCTTCGTGATGACTTTCATCTAACCAAAATGACTTTTGGTGCGGAAGTATTACTGAAGTGTTCACATGGATTGGATAGCCAAGTGATTTGATTCTTCGTGAGAAAAGTAAATCCTCACCAATCCATTCTCCGTTGACAGGCCCATCCCAAAACCAACACCAATCTGTGCCTTGATTTGGGTCTGCAACCTCGCGCATCTTTTCCAACACGCTTCTGTGAATCATTAAGCAGCCTGTACCTGCTGCATCTATTTCAAAAATTGAGTTCTTGTCATATTTATACAAGGGCAAGAATCCTTGTGGTGAATCCTGAAAAATTGCAGGAACAGGTTTTGGATAAGTTTTGCCAGGAACACCGAAACCTGCAAAGACTAATCCTGCAACAACAGGGCGTTCTTTGTCATGCGCTGTATTGCATAAAGCATCAAATGCCTCAACTGAAAGTTGCTCATCGCTGTCCAACATCAACAACCAATCTGAATCTGTCATTTCTAAAAATTGTTTGACAAGACGATTGCGTTGCTTAGATAAAAGACCTGAACCCTTGATTCTTATGAATGGGCCGAGTTTTGAATTTCTAGCTCCTGCAAGTTGAATCAGTCTGTACGCAAAAGCGCCGTTGACCATTCCTGGGTCGCAAGACCCGATTGCAACTGTGTGACCTGTTTTCATTGATTCCCCCGAATCTTAGAGGTGAAGAGTGGGTAAGTCGGGGGAGTCCTACCCACTCTTCACACTATTAAAGAACCTTCAGATTAGAAGGTTGATGCTTCTATCTTTAGAAGCTAGGTGCCGACAATCCGGTTCCTGAGATGATTGAGGCTGCTAGAGGGTAGCGCTCTGCGGTATAGGCTGCGTAGCCATATACAACAGTCTTGATTGTCAGGCTGCCTGCACCTGTTGCATCATAACGAAGTGTGAATGGTGATCCTGGTTGTTCCCAAAGGTGAGATTCACCTGCGTTGACAACATAGATTTCATCCTGGTTTGTTGTTGTTCCGTATGTAGTTCCAACATTTGCATCAGTAATGATTGGGAGACCCATCATCTGATAGCCAGAGTTTCCATATGCAGAACCACCTGTTCCAACACCTGCTGCATTCATTGGGCCGTTAGCGGCTGGCACTACCAATGGGCGGTTTGTGCTGTCAACTGCTGCAAGCAAGAATGCTAGGCGGCGTGGGTGCATGATGAAGTGTGTTGGGTTTGTGAATGAGTTTGTCTGAATCTGTTGGATCGCATCTGCGAGTTTTGGATATAGCAGACCAACTGTTGGTGCTGTTGATGTGAATGTGATTGCGTTTCCGCCTGATGCACGAAGGCCCTTGATTGTGCCGGCTGTACCTGCACCATTTAGGATTTGTGAATCAAGTGTTGTGTGCCATGACTTGATCAAGTCTGCTGCAACGAAAACATCAATGCCTGTTCCACGCTCAATCGCTTGGCGTGATAGGTCTTGCTGTCCTGCAATTGTACGAACATTCACAGTCAGCAATGTATCGTCAACATCTGTCTCTGATACTGCATCGTTCTGTGTAACCTGTACGGCTGTTGATGATCCTGTTGTCATGCGAGAGATATTCAGGGTCATGCCAGATGGTGGAAGTGTCATCTTGTTTGTTGCAAAGTCTGCAAATGGGCGACCTGCACGAGCAAGTGGAGCTGCTAGATCAATGAGGTACTGTGGAATTACAAGACCTTCGAACTGTGGAGTTCCAACATCGCGGCGCTCAATCTCTTCTTCGCGCATATGGCGAGCAAGACGATCCTGTGCTGTGAAGTCTGACTTGAACTGTGCGTTGTAAGCATCCTTGAAGAATGATGAATCTGAACGCTCTGAGTATGTGCGTGCTTCGCGTGTAACTGTTGTTCCACCAACTCGTGGTGTTGCAACTGCTGCAACTGATGAGCGAATTTCAGATGCCTTTGCATCTGCATCTGCCTGTGCCTTTAGCTTTTCGATCTTTGAATCTAGTGAGCGTGCTTCTTCTACGAGAGCATCAACCTTCTCGGTTTCCTCAACAGTAAGGTCGGTGCGATCCTCTGAAGCGACTGCCTCAAGAACTGCATCCATTTCTGCCTTTACTGCATCACGGCGCTCAACTACTTTGTCAAAATATGACATTTTGTCTCCTTGTGAGTTTGTTGTTTTGGAAGTGAGGTGGTGGCGATGCTTCTCACGGCGCTTGCAGGGTGTGAGTCTCGCTCCGACTTCGATCTGTCAGATTGCTGACAGAAACTTATTTTGTGCGGTTAACGATTGCCTGTGCTAAGCGAAGAGAAATCTTGCGACCTTCTTCTTCGGTTGCTTCAGGTAGTGGTTCAATGTAACGAAGTTCAGACATTTTGTGACCAACCAAAGTTTCTGTTGGTCGGTATCCATCACGATATTCTTCATAGACACGAATCAAAACGGCAGGATCGCCATCTTCGGCTGTGATGCTGAATTCTGTTCCTGGAATACCTAACACGCCTTCTTCCATAATGTGTTCAATGCGACCTTTAGCAGTACCACCGCTTGAATCCCATTCAACAAAGTCACCCACATTTTCGCGTGATTCTTCTTCAATTTCACCTTCTGCGCCTGTGAGTATTGCCATCATTTCAACGGCTTTCATGATGTATTCATGACCTTCGCTCAAATCATCAAAAATTGTTTTTAAGACGATCAAAGATTCACCGGTAACTTCACGACCTTCTTTGATTGCATCTATGGCATTTTGTAATGCCTCGCGTGCTTCAACACTTGTTGTTGGATAAGCAGGATATGTGACGACTGAGACATCGCCATCTGCAAGTGAAACCTCTGTGAGAACACGTTGGCTTCTATCATCTGACCACTTCTGACGAATCACACGGAAAGCAAAAGACATTTGGTCAACATCTCCGCGCTCAACCAACTTGTAAAGGTCGCGCCCCTCTGATGTGTCTGCAATTGTTGCATCCATATACAAACCGCGATCATCTTCAGTCAGTTTCAATGTGCCATTCTTTGTGCGAGCTAGTGGCAAACCTTCATGGTTGATAAGTAGGCGAACATCAGGTGTTTCGCTGAGTGTCTTGCGAAAGGCTCCCGGTGCGATGCTTTCCTTGAAAGGAAGGGGAACGCTTGAATCATTAAACACGGCTGCATATCCTGAAAGGCGCATTGTTCCATCTTCGGCTTGACGTGCTTCAACATCTCGCACGGTAAATGTGCGGCGTTCAATTTTTTTCATTTTGCTCCTTGAATCAGATTCGGCATCGAGCGCATCAATCTTGCGTTGCGCCCAATTTTGCGCCCTGTCAGAAAAGTTGGAATCTCCACCCCATAACAACCAAGCAACAAGACCTGCGCCTGGGTACTGTGGGTCTGAAGGATCGCTGTTTTTTGGTGCTTGTCCATCTACTTGATGGCGAGCGAACCACGGTGCCATCTTGCGAACTTTGTTTTCGGTAATTCGACCTGCTGCCATTTCGCGTGCTTCACGCTTTGTGCCTTCAGTTAAACCATCGCCCCCAAAACCTTCTTCAAGGTATTTCAAACCTCGTTGAGCATTTTCACGAATGAAAGAAGGAACGCTCAAATCTACTGCGCGAGTATTGATTTCCCCACCTGGTTCCATATCCTCTGAGATAGATACTGCGACCATTTGATCAATTGCATCTTGCTTGTTTTCGTGACAACCAATTGTTGTATATGAGCCATCAGTTTCTTCTTTGACAGTTGCCCAACCTGAACAATCGCTTTGTTTATCGCTGATGAAATACGGCATCACTCAACCTCATAAACCGATGAAGGATCAAGTGGGTCAATTTGAGCAACAGGTTGCAACTGACTTGAAGGAACGCCTGTGTGTGCCATAGGTGGCAATCCAATTGCAGCCAATACCTCTTCAGGGTTGTAGCCGACTTGAACGAGTTGTGTAACGATTTCTGCACGTAGCTTGACACCAACATCTTTTGCATCACTTGCATCAATGTTTTGCAATGGCACGCGATAGTTGTCACCATCAGGGATCGGTGCCATATCTTCCATTGCATGAACATCGTTGAGGCTCAAGAAACCTTCACGCAAGCCCTTTGTGTAGGCTTCAAATCGCTCAAGAGTTGTGCCTCGTAGTAAAGCATCAAGATTAAACTTGATGAAACCATCAGATTCAGGAAGTAAAGTGCTGAATGATTGCTCTAAACGCTCAAGCAATGGGCGCAATGAGTGCTGAACAAATGAAAGATTCTGTGCTTCAACGGATGCAAATGACATCGCGCCTGCTACTGGATGACCCAAAAGGCTGATCGGAACGCGGAACAATCGAGCAATATCTTCCACATTGAATCGGCGTGTGTCGAGCAATTGTGCATCTTGAGCGTTCAAAGTTAATGGCTTGAATGAAGCACCACCTGAAAGCACGCCAATTTTTCCTGCACGGTATGGGCCTGTGTGAGTGATGTTCCAATCGCGCCCAATATCTTGTGCTTGCTCTTCTGTCAGTTCGCCAGGAACTTCAATGACTCCGCCTGGGTTGGCTGCATTGCCGAAGTAAGCTGCTGCATAGGTGTCGGCTGCCATAGCAGCTCCAATTGTTAGTCGAGCAGCAGCGATTGGGCCGAGACCGTAGTGCGAACCAGGAAGTCTGAACAATGGGATGTGCAGCATTTCATTCTTGGTAAGAATTTGGGTATATGCACCCTGCTCATCCCGTGTGTGAACCTCGTACACAAGGGGTTCATTAGGGCGCAGACGACGAATACGGACATCATCAGGGTTGAGACAATAAACTTCCACAACCTCGTTGTTGTCATCGCGTACAGTCAAGATGAAGGCA